GGCAGTATTTCCACTTTTACAAATCAATTAAGATTTCAAACAAAAGACACGTATTCTTTTAATCTAACTGCTGGTGTGGATTACACTATCTCGTTTAATGCGTATGCTAAAAAAGAAAATGATAATAGCGCAATAGCCTTGTTATATATATCGGGTTCTTCAGTTTATCAAAACAGTAATCCTTATATAGATCCACAAACACAAAATCTAATTACAGAACCAAACCAATATGGTAAGCGTTTGGGATCATTAGAATTAATAAATCACACCGAAAAGGATTATGGGCTTGTTACACAAACTTTTACTTCTGATGTTAATGGTACGGCTGTGGTTCAGTTTAGAATACTTGCTGGGTCGTGGTATATATCAGATTTATCGGTTAAGCCATCTCAAGATACCGGATTTTCCCCATCATCCTTCACATTTCAAAAAGAAATGCCTGCGGAATTTCAGCACAAGCGGCCTGATACGTTTGAATTTATAGTAGAGTTTTATGATTCGAATGAAAATATTGCAGACAGTCTCGCCTTCAGTACAGGTTCAGTTTTTACAGGAGCTAATTTGGTTATTACGGGTGATGATAATACTATGAGTGGTGATTTATTTATAGGGGGTGATACGACTGCTAGTGGTATGCATATGGGGGGAGTTGATTCTATTTTACCAGAAACAGGAGAAGAGGGAGCGCTGGGGTCTGGGTTTATGAGATCAGTTGGTTATTTAGGATTCGCATCCGCATCTGATGTTAGTTTGGGTGGACGTCATGGATTTATGATTTACAGTGGTTCTGTTTTACCTGGCAGCGGAGAAAACTATTCCGGTGTTGGTTTAGAATTAGTTGGTGCGAGTGGCTCATTAAAATTTAGAACTAGCCCAAGCTTATTTGATGTACAAGCAGATTCATTTTTTGTAGGAAAAACTACAACGCAATTCATAAGTGGTTCAGGTCAAAAAATAGAAATTAGTTCATCAAACTTTCATCTTTCTTCAAGCGGCGATGTTAATATGACAGGAACTATTACTGCTAATGCCGGTAACATTGGAAATTGGAAAATAGTAGATGGTAAGTTGAGTGGTTCGAATGCTACATTAGACGCGGTGGGAGCTGCTCTATATCACACACAGAAAGGACCTGGTTCAGACACATCAGCCACATTTGACCAACTTAGAGATGAGTATTATGTAGATTTTACGCCAAATGAGGGTGCTACTGCAAATGCAGGAAAATATTATGTTAAATTTGGCCCGAACTTTTCTGTAAGTTCAAGTGGTGTTTTATTTGCTAGTGGAGCTAAATTTGAAGGAACGATTACTGCTTCTGCTGGTCAAATAGGCGGGTGGCAAATTGAACAAACATATATGAGATCTATTCCCGATGGGGTTAGATTGTATGGTGGGGGAACGCCTTATGTAATTTCATCTTCCAACTTCCAAGTTACATCCGATGGTGATGTGAGTGGTTCACAGGTATTATTTACTGGCGGTAAAATCGGCGGATTTGAGTTAGATTCAACTACTTTAAGTGCAACGTCAAATAATTTAATACTATCATCAAGCGGCCAAATAACTGGATCAACTGTATTATTTACTGGTGGAAAAATAGGGGGATTTGAATTAGATTCAACTACTTTAAGTGCAACGTCAAATAATTTAATATTATCATCGAGTGGTCAAATAACTGGATCAACTGTATTATTTACTGGTGGAAAAATTGCCGGATTTGAATTATCAGGAAATACTCTTACTGCGACAAATTTTACATTAGATGCATCTGGAAAGAGAATAACACTTGGAACTGGAACTAATATTTTTATAGCTGATGGAGATGAGGGGATACAACTCGGTCATGGTACATTTGGTAGTGCACCATTTAGTGTAACTAAAGCTGGTGTATTAAAAGCTGAATCTGGAACGATAGCTGGGTGGTCAATAGATGATGTATCTATGACTGGCGGCGATATGGTTATCAGTAAAGATGGTACTATTGAATCAAGTGGATTTGCGAGTAATGTTGCTGGGAGTGGATTTAGATTAACCGCAGCATCGGGCGGATTTCTTGAGGTAGAAAATGCAAGAATTCGTGGTACACTTTCAACTGCTGTATTTGAAAAGGAATCGGTTAATGCTGTGGGTGGTCAGTTATATGTAGCAAACTCCACTACTTTGACAGGATCCGCACAGAATCCAGGCGGTTTCTATTCTGCTACAGAAGAAACAATGTCGGTAGTAAATGTAACTGGATTTGCAGTAGGGGAAATACTTTCTGCTAAAAAAGTCAGTCAAGCTGGGTTCGGAACAGAATATTTTTATGTTGAAAGTTCATCTCGAAATGACTCAAGTAGTGATACCGATTATAGTGGAAAACTTTATGTTCAGAGGGGTTATGGTTCGGGAGTATCCGGCGATTCTGGATCTTTAGGAGATACTCCTGGCAGCGCTCAAGAATATACCGGCAGTCAAGTAATAGTTTCTACGGGTAAAATAAATACTGGTTATATAAGACTTAATGCTAACCCAAATGATCCCACAACACCGTATATTGATATTGTAGAAAGAACTGGGAGTGCGATTTATGATGTAGAATTAAAGGCGAGACTTGGTGATTTAAGTGGGTTAAGTAGTGGATTGTTATATGGAGAAACAAATCCAGGATTTGGTTTATTTACAGATAATATATTTCTACAGGGTTCTATTACGGCAAAGACTGGTTCATTTATAGGAGCCGTTCATGTTGGTACTGGTGGAACAATGAAATTTGGTCAAAATGTTTCTTCAACAAATGACGGAATTTTTATTAACACTAACAATTTTTGGTATGATACAGGAAACTTTAAGGTTGGAGATGGAACGTCTTTTATTTCATCATCAGGAGAAATTCAAACAGATAAATTTGAATTGAGAACTGACAGGGTAAAGGTTTCTTCTACACACGCTTCTATGAGTATAGGAAATGCTGCAACGCTTACAAGTGGGACAGGAGCATTTTTATCTGGATCAGGAGAATTCAGATTTGGTGATGCTAGTAGTTATATTCAATTTAAAGATGATAGCTTTTCTTTAACTGGAGCTGATATAGATATTGATGTTACAGATCTTAATATAAGTGCAAGTGGATTTACATTATCTTCACCACAAGCTTCAATGTCATTTGGAGATAGTCAAGAAATATTACTTCATGCTACGGGTGGAACTGGTGGAGTACCGATTTTTAAATTAAGTGGTGGTGAAATATCTGCATCCAACTTTTTTGTTGATGTGGGTGGTAATCTAACCGCAAGTAATGCAACTTTTCAAGGTATTATTTCATCATCCGAAGCAAATATCGGTGGTTGGACAGTTAATGACGGTGCTATATTTAAAGGAGTAACAAGATTAAGTAGCTCGGTTGAACCGGGATTATATATTGAAGATGACTATGGTAATCCTATGGTAGCGATTGCAGAGAAAACAATGTTTCAAATCGGATCTGATCCCGATGAAGCAAAGAATGATAGCTTTGAAGTAACTCAGTCGGGCCAACATACCGATGGTTATCATATAGGAACTACTGCGTCGCCATTAACAGTTACAAGTTGGTCATTTAGTTCAACTGGACCTATTTCTCATTCTATTACAAAGAGAACTACTGATGCAGTATTTGGGGGCTATAATGCAGCAGTTCTTGGCGATTTTACATTTGATGTTATTCATCCTGGTCAGAATGCACCAATTGCATCTTTTAGTCGGAGTTATGAAGAAGCGAGTGCTTCATATCTAACTGGTTCTAGAACATTGCCGATGGGGCAGTATGATCGCTATACACCTAACTGGGACTTGAATACATATGAACTTACTCAAATAGTAAGTGCGAGTTCAGCTGCAGGAAATCTTTGGAAGGCAGGAAATGTTGTTTCTTTTGCTGGTGTAGCAAAAATGTCTCATTCATTCGCAGGCGCGGGCGTAGATAGGGGGTTTAAACCACAAAAATTTAGAGTTGATTATTGGAATGGGTCTGCGTGGAAACATTTTATCCCCAAAATTACTGGGTCTGATGGTATGGGGAGCTATTCGGTAGGTGGTGTATATCAATCTATTGGTGGAGCAGCAGCATTACCAGCCAATTCTCATAAACTTAGAGTAGTTCTTAGTGGTTCAATTAATCCAGATTCTTCATATACACGTCAAGAATATTTATATCCCGAATGGTGGAATGGTGCTGGCCCGACACCTTCTAATGGCGCACAATTTCCGGAACTTGTTACTATTAGTGAAGATCCAAAATATGCATACACAGAATTAACTTTTGATAATTTCAGACTTAGACAGTCTCAACCACGAGTAGAGTTATCTCCAGACGGATTTTTATTATATCAATCTGATATGTCTTATATTAAAATGACAGCGGATGGTCTTGATATTAAGGGGGGATCGGGAAATGCAGCCTTCGGAACTACAACAGTTGGAAGTGCAAATTCAACAAATGCGGGTGTTTTTGGGTCCCTTTCAGCGCCATCTTTACAAGCATATACAGCTGATACAGCCAATGTAAGTGCTACTGGATATCAAGGAAATGTCGGGGAGTATGCTATGGGTAATCATAGGCATGCATTAGAATTTTCTACGATTAATACTCTTATGAGTGGTCAAACTATTTCAAATGGAACTTGGGAAGGTGATACGATAGCAGTAGCTCAGGGTGGAACTGGAGCCACTACTCTAAATAATTTAATAACATTAGGAACACATACAACAGGAAATTATGTAGCAACTGCAGTTGCTGGAGCTGGTATTGATGTTACGGGTGCTACAGGTAATGTAACAATTTCTATTGGTTCGACTGAAGTTACTAATGCTATGTTGGCTGGTTCGATTGCTAATACTAAATTAGCAACCAATCCACTAGCAAGAGCAAATCATACAGGAACTCAAATAGCTTCAACAATTAGTGATTTCGATACCGAGGTAGCTAATAATTCTGCTGTAACAGCGAATACTGCTAAAGTAACAAATGTAACTACTAATCTTTCTGTAAGTAGAGATGGCACGAAATTAGATGTAGTGTCATCTGATGGAACAAATGCTGTACTTCCTTTAGCTGATACAACCAATTGGGGTGTGATGTCAGATGAGATGTTTGATAAGTTAGATGCAATAGAAGCTAGTGCAACGGCTGATCAATCCAATGCAGAAATTAGAGCTGCTGTTGAAGCGGCTACGGATTCCAATGTTTTTACAGATGGAGACCACACTAAACTTAATGCTATTGAAGCTAGTGCAACGGCTGATCAATCCAATGCAGAAATTAGAGCTGCTGTTGAAGCGGCTACGGATTCCAATGTTTTTACAGATACAGATCATACTAAACTTAATGCTATTGAAGCTTTAGCGGATGTAACCGATACAATCAATGTAGAGGCAGCAGGTGCTTTAATGACGGCTTCTATAGATGCTGATATTACGACATTGTCACTTCCTACAAATACAACAATTTCAACCTTTGGAGCATCACTTGTAGATGATGTAGCAGCATCAAATGCAAGAACAACTTTAGAATTAGTAATTGGTACTGATGTTCAAGCTTATGACACCCAATTAACTTCAGTTGCAGGTTGGACTGCCGCACAAACAACTACTATAGGAAACATAGGTACAATAACAACTGCGGCTGATAAAATGATTTATACAACAGCAGCTGATACTTTTGCAGAAACCGCATTAACATCTACTGCGAGAACGTTGCTTGACGATGCATCAACTACTGCTATGAGAACTACACTTGGCGTAAATAATGCTTATCAAGGAGTTGGCTTCGCATCTTCTACTGGTATTCTAACAATGACTGAAATAGATGGTGGAACTGATACAGTAGATTTAGGTATAGGAACGGCGGACAGTCCAACATTTGTAGGACTAACACTAACTGGTGATTTAAGTGTAGCTGGAACAATGACTACAACTACTACTAATGAGGTTGTTCTTGGAGATCAAATTTTAACATTGAACGGGGGCTCGTCTGCCGGAGATGGTGGAATATATGTAAATGATGCCGCAACTGCTCAGACTGGTTCATTACTTTGGGATGTGGCTGTAGATAGGTGGAAAGGTGGATTGAAAAGTGCTGAAGTTAATTTAGTAACTATTAGTTCAGAAGATACACTTACAAACAAAACTTTAACAAGTCCTGATATTAATACGCCAGATATAGATGGTGGTAATATAGACGGGGCAACAATAGCAACTTCAAATATTACGGTAGGTTCTGGAAAAACATTAAATGTAAGTGCTGGAACTTTAACATTAGCAGCTAATCAAATAAGTGGTGATAAAGTTGAAGGCGGTACAATCGCAGCAACAACAATTTCTGCATTAACAACCGCAGGAATAACTGCAACAGCAAATATTGATATAGGGGCTTATGACTTTCGAGCTAACACACTTATTGCAGATGATTTAACAAGTGGAAGAGTTCCTTTCTCTACAACAAATGGACAACTTACAGACGATTCTGATTTTACCTTTGCTACCGACACTTTAACAGTTACTAAAATTGGAGCATTCCAAGCGGCCGGAGCAATAAACTTTGATAGTCAAAATATGACTAATGTTGATATAGATAGCGGAACAATTACAGGAATTACAGATTTATTAGTAGCAGATGGCGGAACAGGATTATCTACAGTTGGTACGGATTATATTTTAACAGGAAATGGGGATGGCGCCTTAACTGCCGAATCTACTCTTACCTTTGATGGTTCTGCATTAACTATTGGAGACACAGGTACTTTTGGAACATCCACATTTGTATCAGCACTTGTGGGGGGTGATGGATTTAGAATTGACGATGGTGGATCCAGTGGTACAACAATGGAAATTGATAACATAGTTGTTAGAAATACATTACGAACTCATATATTCCAAAAAGATGTAGTTAAGGCCACAAATGGTTATTTATATGTTTCGGATTCGGCCGTTATATCATCTATACCATCTACAACTACACTTAAAATAAGAGATGATAAATCAGCAGTTTTTAGTTCATTTCCAGTTACTATGTGGTGTAAGGAAGCTGACTCTACTGATGGTACGATTACGTCAGTTATCTTTACAATAGATTCATTGAGTGCAACAGGTGGGTCGGGTGAAACTGCATTCCATACTTATAACGTAACATACTCGGTAGGTGCTTCTACTGATTTACAAATTGGTATGACGTGTGTTAGAACATCCGGTGGTTCTGTATTGATAGATGCTAGTTCTGCTAACTCCCCATTCGTTGATGTTATTGATGATGGAACAGTAGAAGCTCGTTTGGGAAATCTTGCCGGAATAACTGATACTGATTTTAGTGGATCTCCATTAGTAGGTCATGGTCTTTATTCAAGTAACATATACTTAAAAGGAAATATTGCAGTAAAATCTGACAACGCATTAGCATTAGTTAATAGTACTATTATGATTGGTAATATAACTGGTACGGCTAATTCAGCATTAAAATTAACAAATACTGGAACAGCTAGCACTTCAGGATTATTTGGATATAATACCGCCGGTGCTGAAGTCATTAGATTAAGATTAGATGGAAACCATCAATTAGCTGGTTGGGATATAGTACCAGGAAAATTACAATATGATTCTTCTGATGGTTCAATAGCACTTGACGCAACAAACCAACAAATATCAATTCATACTGGTTCTATAAATACTGCAAAACCAAAAGTCGTAATGGGGAAACTACCAAGAGTTGGTGGTTCATCTGACGATGATAGATATGGCTTCGCTGTATTTAGTGGTACTGATAATGCCAGCATTTTGCATGAGGATAGGTATTCAGTATTAATTACAGAAGATAAAGCAAAATTAGCTGGATGGGATTTAATACCTGGTAATATACAGAGTGATAATGTAGATGGTAGTGTAAGATTAAGTTCAATTTCACAATCACTTACTATTTGGACGGGTAGTATGGATGAAGCTCAACCTAAACTTGTATTGGGTAAATTACCACTACATGATGGTACGGTAGATAGTCCTTATGGATTCGCAGTTTTTAGTGGAAGTGGAACGGTTTCAGGAAGTGAAGCCAGTGCTTCGGTATTGATTACTGCAAATAAAGCAAGATTGGCTGGATGGGAATTGGGACCAGGTCAATTGACAAGTGGAACAGTCGCAACAATAGACGGCAACCAGGCTAAGATAGCACTGGGAACAAACGCGACAACTCATACTGGAATGAGTCCATCTGCAAGTTTATTTTTCGTAAGTGCATCAGCAGACCCAATCTTTTTTGTTGGGGAAAATTTTAGTTATGTTAGTGATGTATTAACTGCTGGTGGCTGGAAGATTGGTAAGGGACAAATTTCATCTTCAAATGGACAAGCAATATTAAGCGGTAGTGGTGTTCTTTCATTAGGAAGTGGAACACATAATTACGCTCAAGCTAATAGAACATACTTAGATGGTCCGGGTAATAGAATGTCTATCGGTGAAGATTTCACATATACTGGTGGAGTTTTGAGTGTTGGTGGTTGGGAAATTGGTAATAATTTAATATCAAGTTCAACATCGGCCGATACTCAAGGAATCATCATAGACGCGAGTAATAAGTTGATTACAGTTCATGACACGGCTGGTAAAGCCAACTACGGCCCCTCCAATAGAGATAATACCAGAGTCGCTCTGGGTAGACTTAATTCTGGCGATTATGGAATAGAGGGATTTAATTCGGCTGGTACATTATTATTTGAATTATCAGAAAATCAAAACGTAATAGCTGGTTGGACAATTAATTCAGATGAAATAACTGGAACTAATGCAAAATTAAAAGCTGCTGGTATATTATCTTTAGGCACTGGAACTGACGCATATAATTCCGCAGACAGAATTTATATTGATGGATCAACTGGTGATGGTAGAATGTCCATGGGAACAGGATTCAGATATACAGGTGGTTCTTTAACAATAGATGGAAGTGCAACCATAGGTGGTTGGACTATAGATGCTGATGAAATAAAATCAGGTACTACTTTTATATTAGATTCGGATTCAAGTGGTGGTCAAATAAAAATAGGTGCAGGAATTGCTCCAACTGCTTATAATAGTGGTGATGGTTTTTATGTAGATGGAACAGGCACATTTTTATTTGGTAGTGGTTCGGGAGAAAGAATATCATTTGATGGTTCAAATCTTATCATGTCGGCTTCAACATTTTATTTAGGCGGTGGTGCTCAATACATAAGTGGTAGTAATGGAAACATAGAAATAAGTTCAAGTGCTTTTCATTTAGATACTGTTAATAACACGATGAAAATGAGTGGCTCAATTACTGCTACTGGTGGTACAATAGGTGGATTTACTATTACAGATGAAGCACTTACTTCTGATTATATTGGATATGATACCTCTGGTGGCTCTAATTCATATCTGACAAGTTCAGTTTTGCTTCGTACAAAATATGGTGCCAACCCTTTACCTGTAATCGCACTAACTGGTATGAGTGGTTCGCTTGGTGCTGGTTTCCAAGTACTTGCTAAAGTTGGTGCACCTGAGGTGGGTGCCGTAATCACAATAGGAGCAGCATCAGCCCCTGGTGTGGTTGGCGTAACAGGTGGAATGAGAATTATTTCAGTACAAAAAGCAGATGGTACAAATTCTTTCCTCTGGAATACTGACGGTGGAACTTATAATACAAATATAACTGATACAACCACAACATCCGGTATGTATTTCCTAAATGAGAATAATGCTGTAAAATATCAAATAGGTAAAGCAGATGGTGCACATCTAAAATTCTCATCAGCCGAAAACTTAATGTATATAAGTTCATCCAACTTTTTCTTAGGTGGCGGTGGACAATTTGTTAGTGGAAGTAATGGCAACATAGAAATAAGTTCAAGTAATTTTCATCTTACTAATGCTGGTAATGTTACAATGCAAGGAACGGTTACTGCTACTGCAGGTGAAATCGGTGGATTTACTATCGGAAGTGATTTAACTGCGGGTGCTGGAACACTTACTTTAAAAGGACTCACTGGACAAATAACTGCTTCTGCGGCACAAATAACTCAAGGTGATATAGGTGGATTTGATATTGAAGGAAATCAAATACGTGGAACTATTGGAGCGGGCGCGAGTAAAACAACTGCATTTACATTAGAATCTGGTCATTCAGCTAGAATTCAATATGACGGTAATGATGGTTCGGGAATACTTTATGGTACTAATTCTGGAGTTGGTCAGGGGATGTCTATAAACCCAACAACTTTTTCAGGAAGTGCATGGCTTATGTCATCTGTCGGTCAACCAGATGAAGCTTTATTCTTTAGAGCTGGTGTTAAAAATACTTTTATAAAATTATTTACTACCAGCACATCCGGTAATTCTGGCTCTCTTGAAATTAGTTCATCTAATTTTAACATTGATTCGAGTGGTAATGTATCGATGGAAGGAACGGTTACTGCAACTGCTGGTGCTATCGGTGGATTTACACTTGCTAATAACCAACTTACAGGAAGTAGTGGAGCTATTATTTCCACAGCGGCAACTGGAGAAAGAGTTAGAATATCCGGCACAGATAATAATTTCCAATATTTTGATTCTAACAATGATGTCAAATTAACCATAGGATCTGGATTTTCAGATCCGTCAGGATATTCTGGATACGGATTAGGGGTAGATATTTCTGATGGTATGGTTATTATACGTGATACAGCTAAAGCAGTAGACCAAATTGGACCTGTACTTTCAAGCACTGCTTGGAGGGAAAGTTCTGTCGAAGCATACAGCTACGGCCATTACTTTAATATGAGAGCAAATAATCAAGTTAGCTATAATATGTTTATTCAATCAACCAGGGAATCGAGTGGTGGTGGGATATCTGAAACTTTTTATAATATCTATAGTAGATATGTAGGATTCAATGAGAGGACTAATGCAGTCGGTTATGGTATATATAGTGAAGTAAATGGCGTAGGAACAACTGGTATAGGATATGCAGGATATTTTGCAGCAACACGATATAGTTCTGTTAGTCCAAATGCGTTATATGGGATATATGTCAAAGCAGAAACATCAGATTCAACTTACGGAATTTACGTCGATGCGGATTCTGGTTATGGACTTTATGTTGCAGATGGAAATTCATATTTTGAAGGAGGCGTTTCAATAGGAAATACCACTGCTCAAAGTAGTCCAGGTTTAACAATAGGTCCTAATGCCGGAACTATGAGTAGTGATGGTGCTATATCTGTAACAGCTGAAGGTTTGAATCTAAATATATACGAAAATGGAGCGTATGCCGCAGGTATTCACAATGGTGGATCCAGTGGTCATGGATTACTTATAGAAGCGGGAGTGGCCGGAAATACGGCTCATTATCCTTTAAAAATTCAAGATAGACTGTCCTCGAGTGATTTGCTGGTAGTAAATGCTGCAGGCGATTTAGCAATTTCCGGTCATATGACTGGTGGTGGTACACGTGGATATTTCGATGGTGGTGAAAGTGGGACATTTTCTACAAGTAGGTATTTAGATTTCAATAATGGTACACAGATGGGAGCCACAATAGGATATAGAATGCATAGAGCTGGTAGTATTACTGGGGTTTCGTGTCAGTTTAATGTTACAAGTCAAACCGATGGTTTCGATACTCCCTTTGATCAGGCTTACTCACTCGTGAGAACTGAAGTCCGAAAAAATGGAACAAATGTGTTTTATGTTGACGAGTCACCAACTAGTACGGGTAATAAGGGCGACTCAGCAACTCAAGCAATAGGTACAGATACATTTGCAGCAGGTGATGTTTTGACTTTATATGTGACTATAACTAACAATGGTGGATATATGGGGGCTACTTCTGCTGTAACATGTGATGACTTTAATGCATTTATGGAAGTTACTTTTGATACTTAGGAGAACAAAATGGATTTTAAAATAACAAAATTATATCTAGATACGAACCCACATTTCACAAGTTCTTTTTCTAATGTAGTTTATAGTGTAAAATACAAACTTACGGAGGCGGTTGGGGAGGTTACTTCATCTGTTGAACTTGTACAGCCTATGGAGTTTATTGACAATATTTGGGCAACTGTTGATTCTTCTTCTTTTATTGAATATAATAGTTTAACTGAAGATACAGTAAAAGGTTGGGTGACTAGCTCATATGCTAGTAGAAATACAGAGGTTGCAACACACGGCAAAGTTCATCCAACTGGATCTTGGGGAAGCTTTATTTCTTCTATGAGCTCTTCTCTACACAGTGAATCAGTAGGCTATGGAATTCCTTGGTAATAAAGATATAATTCACAAATATTATATTTATATATGACTAACTATATAGGAAATTATGAATAAACTTACCGAATTTTTAACAAAACCTTTTATAGAGGCAGATATACTAACAGAGGGAGCTAGAGATCCAGGTATCTTTAAGGCTATCTTTTTAGCTGGTGGACCTGGAAGTGGAAAGTCATATGTTGCTTCTAAACTATTCGGCATACCTGAAAACGTCAATGTATCTAGGACTGGTTTAAAAATGGTAAATCAGGATTCTGAACTTGAAATGTTAATGAAAAAGTATTTTCAAACAACAGATTTAGATGTTATGCCAGATGAACTATTTCAAGACCTTACTGGTGTGGATAGAAATGGAAATCCTGTTGATTATGCTACAAGTGGTTTGAGAAATTTTGCTAAATCGCTAAGTAAGGAAAGATTAAGATTATATACACAAGGTAGATTAGGTGTAATCATAGATGGTACTGGACATAAATACAAATCGGTGAAAGCGCAGAAAAAACAATTAGAAGCATTGGGTTATGATACTTATATGGTTTTTGTAAATACTTCTTTAGATGTCGCTTTAGAAAGAAATGAGCAACGAACAAGAGTAGTACCTGAACCGATTGTCCGTACAAGTTGGCAGGATGTCCAAAATAATTTAGCGTTTTTCCAAGGTTTATTTGGAGGATCTAATTTTCTAATAGTTGATAATAATAGATATTTAGATGCTGAACAAGCTAAAAAAAGATTTAAAATGTTAGTCAATAAAGGTATTACTAAATTTCTTAGTAGGCCCGTATCGAGTAAAATAGGAAAGGATTGGCTTGCAAAAGAAAAGAAATTTCACAAAGTATTCAAAGATCCAGGTCAATCTCGTTTCTTTGAAAGTATAGATGTTCCTGTTGAAATAGGCGATACCGTTAAAATGGGTAAATTTAAGAATAAGAAAGTAGTTGTTAAATCTATTGATTGGAATGAGAAGGGTGATTTGCTTATCAATGGGAGGCCTGCATTAAAGTTTAGATTAGTTAAAAAAGTAAATGCATTTGATGAAGAATTTGGAGCGCCGGCTGGAATGTTACCATCTCCAAGTCGTAAAGGAATTAATAAAAATAAAACGGATAAGAAAAGTGGTTATAAAGAAATTGATGAATGTATTACTTTTGCTAATAAATTTGGTAATGATATAGTGCTGGGTAAAAACAGAGATAGAAATTATTCACCTAATTTATTAGTAGTGAGAGAACTTACTGGATATGGTACGGAAATATGTTATGTAATGGATAAGGATACGGATTGGTGTGAGGGTATGAATTCATATGGAATCGGTATTGTGAATTCAGCACTGTTTGTAAAGAGAGATGAAAAAGAATTCGATAAAACTAAAAAAATAAAAGCCCCGTCAAAAGATGGTGCTCGTATTAGAGAGGCGTTGGGTTATAAAAAATTATCTGATGTGGTTAGGTCATTAGTGACATTTCACGATGGAATTAAAGGTCATACAATTGTTAGTGACGGTAAAAAAGTTGCTGTAATTGAAAACACTTCAAGAGTAAAACCGCATGTAACTGTACATGACTTAAAAAAGCCACTCGTAAGAACTAATCATGGAATTAAACATCCTGAACAAGGATATACAAGAGGACCAGACAGAATATCTTCCGAAACAAGAATGAAATATGCTCAAGAATTAGTTAAATCTACAAAAAATTATAAAGAAGTATTTCCAAAATTTTACAATCATACACAAAAATTAGGTCCAAAATATGATATGGTGAGAAGTCAAAATCAATTGTGGACATCAAGTCAATTATTGGTTAATTTAAATAAATTAAATATGATGCTTTATTTAATTCCAGGAAAAGTACATTTCAAAGGGATTATTAATAAACTGCCGGAAGGATATAAGCCAAAGATAAGTTTAGAGGTTAGACAATATGAACATTCTCCTGACGATAAATATGATACTTTTGTTACAACTGATAAAGTTAAAAAGCCAGATATTATAGATAAGAAAATAAAAATAAAAGAAACCCTTGACTTGTATATGCAAAAGGTTGTATATTCTATTGCAGAAAGTGGGGATAGTGCATCTAATTTGAAAGACGTAAATGAAAAATTAAGTAGAAAAGACCAAATAAAACAAAATAAACTTAGAGATGAGAGGCAAAAACTAATTAAAAAAGCTATAGGATTTGGTAGTGGAGCCAATAGTCATAAGTTAAAATTGCAAATAAAGGATATAGAAAAACAAATAGCTAAATTGAATGAAGCTAAACAAATTAAAAAAGTAATCGGAGTATTCGGCGGAAGATTCCAACCATTTCATTCTGGCCACGCTGCTACATATGATTGGTTGAAAGGCAGGGTAGATGAAGCTTATATAACGACATCTAATATAAAACAACCACCTAGACATCCAATGAATTTTTCAGAAAAAGTCAGGCATATGACAAAGATGGGCATTCCAAGAAATAGAATAATCCAAGAAACATCACCATATGTTGCAAAAAATTTACTTAGAAAATATGATCCAGAAACTACAGCAGTTGTTTATGTGGTTGGTGGAAAGGATTCTGGTAGACTTGGTGGTAAATATTTTAAACCTTATACGAAGGATATGAAAGGGTTTGATGAGCATGGGTATATTTTAACTGCTCCACAATCTGGTAATATTAGTGGTACTAAAGCTAGAGAATTATTGGGTGATCCTAAAATTGATGATAGCGAGAGACAAAAAAGATTTAAAAATATATTTGGGTATTTTGATAAGGGAAATTTTCAAATGATGACAAATAAATTTAAAAAGTTATTTGAAACCTATACGCTAACGGACGAGTTAATAGAAGAGTTTTTACTGGAAGCTACAGGAACTCCTGGAGGTAATCTTGATGATGGTCCTTCAACTTATTATAAAGACTTTGAAGATTATGAAAAATCATCAAAAAATTGGATAGATAACTTATATAGTGGAGCCGGTTGGAAAATTATAGATTATATAGTAAGTAATAACGCGATAGATCCAATGGATAATGATGATGCACCATCGGAATTTTCTAGAAGGAAGCCGGGTAAAAAGCATTATGTATCAACGGATGTAACTCATTTAGATGCAGGCCAAGCTAAAGGTTCTGTTGCAGCGGTTGGAGAATACAAAAAATGGATGACGGATGTTGTAAAACCTTTAGGCTGGGAAATAGTAAATTGGATGGGTACTGACGCTGCTATTGATAATATTATAGGTGATTTGATGGTGGCTGGCGCTGATGGCTTTAGTTATGAAGTTAAAGATAAGGATAATTTTCACGAACAAATAAATTCAAAAAGTGTTTTAACACAAAAAAATAAAGGAAAGGGGCTACTGCTTATGGGCGGCGCGTACGGACATTTAAATCATCCATTTGATAATAATAATCTTACATTTTCAGATTTCAGAACACTAATTATTAATACACTACAAGGTAATCTTAGTAATGATGGGACTGTAACAGAAAAAACAGACGGTCAAAATATAATGATAAGTTGGAAGAATGGTAAACTTATTGCGGCTAGAAATGGTGGACATATTAAAAACTTTGGTGCAGCGGCATTAAGTATTAGTGGTGTAAAGAGTATGTTTGCTGGAAGGGGAGACCTTGAGAAGGCATTTGTTGGTGCAATGGTGGATTTATCAAAAGCGATTGGTGGATTAAGTGATAAACAAAAAGATAAAATATTCGCAGAAGGTAAGAAATTTATGTCATTGGAAATCATTTATCCGAAAACAGCAAATGTAATTCCTTATGATAAATCACTTTTACAATTTCATGGAACAATAGAGTATAATGCGGCTGGTTCGCCAATTGGATCTGATAGTAGCAGTGCAAGAGTATTAGCTGGTATGATAAAGCAGATAAATCAAAATGTACAAAAGACATTTAGTGTAACTGGACCATTTGTAGCTAAACTCCCAAAAGTAAAAAACTTTTCACAACGACAAAGTTATTTTTTGGGCAAGTTGAACGCGTTACAAAATAATTATGCTCTTAGAGGTACTGATACATTAGCAGATTATCATCAAGCATATTGGATGGAATATATATTAAATGGTGCTAATCAAACTGACTTCATGAATATAACAAATGATATTTTAGTCAAACTAACTAAGAGGTGGGCTTTCTTCGATAAATCATATAAGATTCCACAGATTAAAAAGGATTTAAAAGAAGATCATCCCAAGTTTTTAGAATGGGTTTTATCTACTGATAAAAATGATCACGCCAGATTACAGAAAGAGCATATAAGAGATTGGGAAGTTTTATTTTTTGAACTTGGCGCGGAAATATTAAAAAATCTTAGTGATTTTATTGCTGCGAATCCGGATGCGGCAGTGCAAAAAATTAAAAAAGATTTAATAAGTGTAATATCCAAAGTAAAAAATTCTACAGATCCAAAAGTATTAAATACATTAAAAACTCAATTGGATAGGTTGAATGCTATTGGAGGATTGGATGCTGTTGTACCAAGTGAGGGTATTACATTTATGTTTAAAGGGAAATTGTATAAGTATACAGGCGCATTTGCTCCTGTTAATCAAATTTTAGGAATGTTAAAGTTTACGAGGTAATTATGGCGTATAGTAAAGAAACACAAAGACAAAATCAAGCATTAGGTAATATTCTCGCTGGTCGTGAAACAGAAAAAAGAGTGATGGTCGGTTATAAAGGTAATGAAAAAGAAAAGGGCGATATCATTCCAAAAATGACAGAAATTATGCAAGATGTTAGAATGCCTCATTTTTGTAAGAAGTGTGATAAGATTATGAAGAAGAGATTAGACGATAAAATGTGGGGATTGTATGGTCATTGCTTTGATTGTCAACTACAATTTGAACATAAGCTTAGATTAGAAGGTAAATATGATGAGTGGGAAAAGGAAAAGGTAAAACAAAATAAAATATCTTTTCTTAAAGAGAATATAGAGAAAATTAAAGAATGGAAAGCTCAATCTGCTCCGGTGTGGTATAATAATGTCGGCGTTAATCATCCCGAATTAGAAAAGGAAAAGTGGAATATTGATATGAGTACGATACAAAAGGAAGCTGACGAGGCTTTAGAAAAATACACAAAAGTTTTAAACGAATTGGAGAACATGGAATGAAAATTTGGAAATTAATACTCGGATTTTTTGGTTTACTTGGTGGTCTTTTTGCAGCCAATGCTGTTAAAAGTAAAGAAGTTAAAGAACTTAAAAAGGTTATCAAAGAAAACAAAAAAGAAGAGAAGAAAGTTGAAAAAGAAATTAAAGTTTTGGAAGAAAAGAAAACTGTTTCTAAAAAAGAAGTTGGTAAACTAAAAAGAAAACTTACCACTTCAAAAAAGAAAACTCAAAAGATGGAAGAGGCGTATGAAAACGATGAAGTAGAATCCGCTGAAGATTTTTTAAGACAATTTGCTAAGAACAAATGAGGTTTACTATGAATATACTAAAATATTTTATAATATTCTTCTTCGCGTTATCAATGACAGATGCGCAAGATATAAAGAAGGATGGCAAAAAGCCGACTACCTTTACATACGCTGAAGCGTTGGAGATGATTAAACAACGAGATGCTCAATGGGAAGGTAAGATAGAAAAGGCCGATTCATTAATTGCATCACAAAAAGTTGTTATTAGTGATTGTGAAAATTTAGTAACAAAATTAGAAGAAACGGCTAACGTTGATTCTTTATTATTAAATGTCAAGGATTCACAGATTAAATTATTAAAAGCTCGAGATGAAATGAATGAAAAGTTAGTTAAGTTAGTTGAACCAAAATGGTATGAAAATCAATACCTTTGGTTAGGTATAGGATTTATTTTAGGAAAAATGTAATGAAACCTACGCCACTAAAAGAAGTCATTAAAAAAGAGTACGTTAAGTGCGCTAAAGACCCAGCATACTTTATGAAAAAGTATTGTGTTGTCCAGCACCCGATAAAAGGTAAAGTACCCTTTCATCTTTGGGAATTTCAAGAGAAATCTTTAAATACTTTTGAGGAACATAGATTTAATATTATTCTAAAAGCACGTCAGTTAGGATTATCAACATTAACTGCTGGATACTCACTTTGGTTGATGACATTTCATCATGATAAAAACATCTTAGTGATTGCTACCAAACAAGATACTGCTAAAAACTTAGTTACAAAAGTAAGAGTGATGCATGCTAACTTACCAAGTTGGTTAAAGCAGAAGTGTGTTGAGGATAACAAGCTCTCGTTGAGATACAATAATGGCTCACAAGTAAAAGCTGTATCGAGTGGCGAAGATAGTGGTCGTTCAGAAGCTCTATCTCTACTAATATTAGATGAGGCTGCCTTTATTGATAAGATTGAACCAATATGGGCTGCTGCTTCACAGACATTATCAACTGGTGGAAAATGTATTGCGCTTTCTACTCCAAATGGTATTGGTAATTGGTTTCATAAGACTTGGGTAGGTGCCGAAGAAGGAACAAATGATTGGAACTTTATTAGATTGCATTGGGACTTGCACCCGGAAAGAGATACGGGGTGGAGAGCTGAGCAAGATAGGCTATTAGGTCCTTCATTAGCTGCTCAAGAATGTGATTGTGACTTCCTGACTTCAGGACAAACTGTTATTGATGGTATTATATTAGATGAATATAAACAAACCCATGTTTATGATCCATTGGAAAAGAGGGGTATAGACAGTAACCTTTGGATATGGCAACCAGCAAACTACACTAGAGATTATGTAGTTAGCGCTGATGTTAGTAGAGGGGACGGTTCTGATTTTTCAGCATTTCACGTAATAGATGTAGAAAATTTAGAACAAGTAGCGGAATATAGAGGTAAAATATCAACAAAGGATTTTGGAAACCTATGCGTTAACACAGCAATAGAATATAACAATGCTTTATTGGTTGTAGAAAACAATAATATTGGCTGGGCTGCGCTCCAACAATGTATTGATAGAGGTTACGAAAACTTATTTTATACAAGCAAAGATTTGAAGTATGTGGATACAGAACATCAAATGACTAATCGATATAGAAGTACGGAAAGAAATATGGTGGCGGGCTTTAGTATGACTATGAAAACAAGACCGCTTGTTATTGCTAAATTAGATGAATATTTTAGAGAAAAGTCAGTAATTGTTCGCTCAAATAGATTAATTGATGAACTTTTTGTATTTATATATAACAACAATAAGGCAGAAGCGATGACTGGATATAACGATGATTTAGTCATGTCTCTTGCTATAGGATTGTGGGTTAGAGATACAGCGTTAAGGCTGAAGGCTGAAGGAATAGAATTGCAAAGAAAAACTTTAAGTGGTATATCATCGCAGATGCTACCACAGAAACCGACATATGAAAATGATTCTTGGGAATGGGAAATTGGCCCTGATAAGAAGAGAGAATCATTGGATTGGCTAATAAAATAAGAGGTAAAAAATGGCACAACAAGATATATTTTCAAGATTAAAACGATTATTTTCAACTAATACTATTGTTAGAAATATTGGTGGCAAAAAGTTAAAGATAGTTGATACTGGACACGTTCAAGCGATTGCACAGAACACTTTGGTGGATAGGTTTACAAAATTATATTCTAATATGCAAAAATATGGATATAACGAGCTTATGCAAGTCCAACAACTTAGATTGGGATTATTTGGGGATTATGAATCAATGGATTCGGATGCTATTGTAGCTTCCGCATTAGATGTATATTCAGATGAATCAACTATGAAAAATGAATATGGAAAAGTACTACAAATTACTACAGATAATAATAATGTGCATGATATATTACATAATCTATTTTATGATGTTCTTAACATAGAATTTAATTTGTGGCCATGGGTTAGAAACATGACAAAATATGGTGATTTCTTTCTCAAACTGGATATAAATGAAAAATATGGTATTACAAACGTAATGCCAATATCGGCTTATGATATAACGCGTCTTGAGGGCCACGATCCATCCAATCCAAATTTAGTACAATTCGAATTTATACCACAGCAATCAAGTGGTGTGGTTGGCGCACGACATACACAGAGGGGTGCAGAAACAACGATGTTGGAAAATTATGAAATAGCACATTTCAGATTACTTTCAGATTCTAATTTTGTACCATATGGTCGTTCTATTTTAGAAGGTGGTAGAAAAGTTTGGAAGCAATTAACTCTTATGGAAGATGCTATGTTAATACATCGTATTATGAGGGCACCCGAAAAGAGAGTGTTCAAATTAGATATTGGTAATATACCGCCAGCAGAAGTTGATAACTACATGCAACAAGTAATAAATAAGATGAAAAAGGCTCCTGTTATAGATGAAAATACTGGAGATTATAACCTACGTTATAACATCCAAAATCTCACAGAAGATTTCTTTTTACCAGTGCGTGGCGGAGATAGTGGAACAGAAATAAATGCTCTTCCAGGTTTGACATATGAAGCAATAGAAGATATTGAATATTTGAAGAATAAGTTATTGGCTTCACTTCACGTTCCGAAGGCTTTCTTAGGATATGAAGAAGGTTTGGGTTCTAAAGCAACTTTAGCGGCAGAAGATGTTAGATTTGCTAGAACAATTGAAAGAATACAGAGAATACTGGTTAGTGAATTACAAAAAATTGCTGTAGTTCATTTATATGCTCAAGGTTTTAGAGACCAAGATCTTGTAAACTTTGAATTAAAACTTACAAATCCATCCACAATCTATGAACAAGAGAAGGTTGAATTGTGGAATAACAAAACGTCATTGGCGGAAAGTATGTTAAGAGATGGTATTCTTTCAACGGAATGGATTTATAAAAATATTTACAATTTTTCAGACGCTGATATAAAAGAGTTGGATGAGCAAATTACATTTGACTATAAAAATAAATTCCGCCGGGCGCAAATTGAGAATGAGGGTAATGATCCTGCTAAAAGTGGGCAATCTCAAGGAACGCCGTCCGATCAATCGATGGGAAGAACTGGTCATGAGTTAGATGATGAAGGTGGTTCACCTGAAGGTGGTTGGGATGGCGCTGGTCGTCCTAAAGAAGCTGATAAGTATGGTAAGGATAGTGGTGCAAGAGGGAGAGATCCATTGGGCGCGCACGATAAAAATACAGCTTATGGGAAGGCTTCGCTTTCAAAATATGAAAATTTATTGAAAAATATGGGTAGTAAGGGAAAAGAGTTAATAAATGAATCTGATGAGGTTAATGAAGTATATAAAACTGAGATCAATTCTTTAAATTCTAATAAAAGTTAATTAATCATATATTTATATATGAAGTATTGTATAAATGACTGGAGTTAAATATGAATGCAAAAATTAAACACTCAAAAATAAAGAATACGGGTATTTTATTTGAGTTGTTAACAAGACAGATTACAGTAGATGTGTTGAATAATAAAGATGGGAAGGCTGTTAATATGTTAAAATCTTATTTTTCCCCCAACAAAGAGCTTGGGAAGGAGTATGAATTGTATAAAATACTTACAACTGAAAAATACAAATCTCAAAGTAAAGCTAATCACCTTGTTAATGCTGTGCTAACCGCATCTAGAAAAATCAATAAAAATCAATTGCGTCGAGAAAAATATAATCTTGTCAATGAGATACGCAACTCATATAAAGTTGATGATTTTTTTATGGCTCGGATATTAAATTATAAAATGTATGCTTCTATATATAAACTATTTGAATCCACAAAAATCTCCGATCCAACACAGGAAACGCAGAGCAGATTTATAATTATCGAAAATATAGTTAAACGTGCTGATATTACGGAGAGGAAGGCGGATAGTGTAATCGAAAATTACAAAAAACAGGAAAAAGATTTACGGTTGCTAGCATATACAGTATTAGTTGAGAAGTTTAATAAAAAATATAAATCACTTAATGAATCTCAAAAAGGTTTGTTGAGAAAGTATATATATAATATTTCAAATACAAATTCTCTCAAAGAATTTATTAAAAAAGAAATCGGTGACGTGAAAAAGCAACTTCATTCGTTTTTACCTGAGATTGGAGATAAAGTTACTAAAATTAAATTGAGTGAAGCAATAAACCAGTCGGATAAACTTTTGAAGGGTAGAATAGTTGAAGATAAGCACGTTATTACTTTAATGAGGTATTATGAACTTTTAAAGGAGCTTAAAAATGTCTAAAATGGATAAGCTTAAAGAGATTATTCGTGAATTGATTAAAAAAGAGCTTGCGGAGGCTACAACTTCAGGCGCTACGTCCGGATACAATACTCCAAACGCTTTTACTGGCGGTCCTGGCAAAGGTAAGAAGAAAAAGAAGGAAATTTCTACTAATTCTACAGGATATAATGTAGTTAAGGAAGGAAAGTATCATGATTATAGAAATGATGAGACATTGACACCTAAACAAAAAATTGGACGCTCAATGAGAGAAGTTCGTGACGGACTGAATAGTTTGGAAGGGCTTGTCAAAATGAATGTTAAACTAAAAAATGAATTGAATGTCAATTCACAGTCATATTGGAAAAATACACATAAGGCTTTAAATAAAATAAGTGAGAGGTTAGTTAAGCTAGCAAACAAAGTTGGTCAGTTACAATAAGAGCTCGCTATGGCATTTGAAGATAAAAAGAAATCCTATATGGACACTCTTTTTAGTATTTCAACTCTATTAAAAAGATGGCAGGTTGAAATACAGAAAAAAGATGTGACAAAGAATTATATGTTAAGGAGACTTAATCAATGGATAGAACAATTGGAAAGTCTCAAACACGAAATTATGATGGAGAAAGATAAATGAAACAATTAATAGTAGATTATTTACCATTTGAAATACAAGCAGACCAAATCAATGAGTCTATGAAAGAAAACAACGGAAAGCTCGTTGTTAAAGGTGTATTGCAAAGGGCAGACACCAAAAATCAAAATGGTAGAGTATATCCAAAAGAAATACTGATGCGTGAAGCTAAGAAGTATTTTCAAAATTTTATAGGACAAAAAAGAGCTATGGGCGAGTTAGACCATCCGGAATCATCCGTTGTTAATTTATCCAATGTATCACATAACATTACAGAAATAAATTGGAATGGTGATGATTTGCTAGGAACGGTTGAAGTATTAGGAACGCCGGCTGGTAATATTCTAAAAGAATTATTTAAGAGTGGTATTAAGTTGGGGATTAGTTCTCGTGGTATGGGTTCTGTTGAAACTGTAAATGAAAGTGGCGCACAAGAAGTGCAAGATGATTTTGAATTAATCGCTTTTGATTTCGTATCTAATCCATCTACGCATGGAGCTTTTATGTATCCAATGAATGAGGGTGTAGAAAATGTTGCTGTTCGTGATACAAAGTATGGTAAGGTAGAAGCTATAATTAATGATATTCTAAGGGGATAGCAAATGATTAAATTAAAAGATATATTAAAAGAAAGTTCTCCAGGATTTGAGAATAGACAATTTGGTGATCCATTACCAACATTGGCAGATATAAAGAAGAATAGAAAAGTAAACGAATCCACAGATGTATTTGATTATAATGAAATGGCTATAGATGCTTTGGAAAGTTCAGTTAGTGCGGATGGAAGAGCATGGAGAGGTACTACTAAAATTATGGAAAATAAAGAAGCCTATGCTATTATTAAAAAGTATACAAAACCAATTGATAAATTGCTTGACAGATGTGATAAAGAATTAAGAAAATTGAAGTAATGCCATTTAAATCTGATAAACAGAGAAAGTGGATGCACGCAAACGAACCTGAAATGGCAAAGGATTGGGAAAAGAAGAACGAAAATAATCTGTGTGAGACATGAGGGTATACTCATAGTCAGGATGACGAACACATGGATGAAAATACTAAAGCAGAATTGTATAAGATGTATGCTAGGGCTATGAAAATGATGCCTGGTTCTTCTCAACAAAAAGAACTTGTAAAGAAGATTGGCGCTTTACGAAAAAAATTAGGTATGAATGAAGAAAGAGATTACAAGGCTGAGTATAAGAAGTTTCAATCTTCTACAAAGTCAAAGAAATACAGAGCAGAATTAAATAAGTATAATCGTAAGAAAGGTACTTATGGAAATGGTGATGGCAAGGATGCTTCACACAAGGGAGGAAAAATCGTGGGATTTGAATCACAATCTAAAAATCGAGGAAGAGCTGAGAAGAGTCGTTTAAAGCAGGAATCATTAATTTATGAAATTCCAGCTTCTGTTTTTAGTGCGGCTGCTGCTGTCAAATTAAAAAATAAAGCTGGTAAAGAAGTTTCAGCTGCTACTGCTGCTAAATCTGATTATGCTAAAAAAGATCCTGCTACTCATAAGAAAGCTAAAAGTATTTTTCAAAGACTTAAAGATAAATTTGCAAAAAAGAAAGATGAGAAACCAAAGAAACAATCTAAATCAGATGCAGATTTTTATAAAAGACAATATGCTGGAGAATCCGTAAATGAAGGTGTTTTGTATGAAGCTACATATAAACAAACATATAAATCTATAACTGCTAGGGATAAAGATAGTCTAAGAATATGGGGTAGTCAAATTGGTCATCCAAGAGTTACTGTAAGGTCTTGGTCAGAAGTTGGAAAGACAGGTAGAATGAAGACTGCATATATAGAAGTTGATGGCGACAAAGCTTGGGTTGATGCTTATAAGAAAATAGCATTTAGTGGTAAGGGTAACTTTACTGATGTTGTAAAATCACTTAAAGAATCCGTAAATGAAGGTAACAACATTGATAAAATAAAAGATATTGTAAAGAGAAAGCAATATAAAAAGATAGATGGTGTGATGGTTGATATGCAAACTGCTAATGTGATTATGAAAGTTTGGGATGCTCTTGGTCAGGCTAATAGAAAGAAATTTGAAAAACTGCCTATTAAACAAATGGCGAATGTAGCTTGGAAATTGATGAAATGATTAAGATAAAAGATATAATAAAAGATTTAGAATTAGGCAAAGTCTATACTGATAAAGATAGACCACCATTTCAGGCAGAATCCATAAATGAAGATGATTTAGGACTTACATATAAAAAAGGTAAGACAGTAAAAGTCAAACACAAAACATCTGGAAAAAGCATTGTCATTACAGATAAACCAGATGTAATTAAAAAATATGAAAAATTAGGATTTTATGCAGAATCCGTATTGAAGAAAAATCCCGGTGAATTCGTAGATGCTAAATTTTCAAAAGCTATTGATAACTTACCTAATTCAAAACTTACAAAAGATTTAGTCATTAAACTGGCTAAGAAATACAAAGTAGATCAA